GCTACCGCGGTAGTTCCACCGTCCTTATACCACTTAATGGTTCCTAATGATGCTAAAGCAGACCCACTTACTTCAACTCCACCCTTGTAGATATGAGCAGTTAAAGTTGTAGCAATAGCGGTATTCTTGAAGATTGTTCCACCGCTTGAAGTGATTGCCATTGTGATAGCATCTAAGCCATCCTTCCCGTTTGTACCATTTGTACCCTTGTAAGACACGGAATATGATTCAGTAGACTTACCATCCGAATACTTAACAACTGTTTTTGTCCATAGATACTGACCATTTGCCACATTAGGAACTGTTGGGCTCCAAGTTCCTGTTGGAGGAGTAGTACCGCTTGCACTAGTCTGATAAGTGACGGAAGTTGAACTTACGGTAACACTTGTGCCGTTTGAACCATTTGAGCCGTTCGTACCCTTATAAGAGACTGAGTATGCTTCTGTCGATTTTCCGTCAGAATACTTAACTACTGTCTTAGTCCAAAGGAACTGACCATTAGGTACGTTTGGAACAGTAGCACTCCATTCCCCTGTTGGCTTATTGGTACCGCTTGTGCCTACTTGGTATGTCACTGATGTTGAACTAACAGTAACACTTGTACCGTTCTGACCTGTCTGCCCTTTGAATGCGATTGAGTAACTGAACGTCTTATTGATTGTGATATCCCCATCGACAACAATTGGAATAGTAATTGTTCCACTCTTAGTCAGTGCCGATGTAGCCGTAATTGTGATTGTTGGTTGTAAAGATTTTCCATCAGATACTGCTGAAATACCAGTAGGGCATGTAATGTTCCCTACAGTGCACGATACCTGTTCACTACCACACAATGCCATTACCTGTGTAGTAGTTGTCTGTGTTCCATTCACTGAATTAGTAGTACCTAAGAATGTATAGTTATCATTCGTCAATACCACCGAATATCCATCAGTTAAGTCGATCACATCAACTTGGCTGACTGCCTTAATTCCCATATTTTCCCTCCTATACGTTTAATTCGCAGTTGAAAACTGCTTTGAATTTAATATCTTTTGCTGAAATTGTGAACATGAATCCATTATCATTCAGTCTTGAATCATCTAATGGTATCTTACTGAACTGGGTTTCTCCATGTCTCTTGATAAGCCATTGTAAATATGCACTATCACCGAACATCTCTCTTAACTTTGAGGAGTTATCAATCACTACTCCACCTACATAGATGCTTACTGTGAATATAGTTGCCACATCACTGTTCTTGAATGTCGTACCATTTGATGATTCTATACACAACAATATAGAATCCTCGCCCTTCGCTCCTGTAATACATACTGGAGTACTGTGTGTGACAGTGTTGTTGATTGTCGTAGCCGTTCTCTGCCAGATATATATTCCGGCATGCCATGTTGGCGCAGTCTCTGACCACCCTGTTTCGGGAGGTGTAACACCATCTGATGAACTAGCATATTCGCATACGAATTTCTTAACAGAGCCCTGTGCTTCTTTAAGCGCTTCATCAGCCTTATTCTCAACTCTTTCAAACGCTCTAATTTTCACTTCGCCTTTTTCGTTCACGTACAGGCTAGGGTTACTTATTTCCCCCTTATCGTCTCTTTCACCTATCTTGATAACACCGTTATCAAGGTTAAGTTCGAACATCTCTCCGGTTATAACGCCAGTCGTGATAACGTTCGCACTGAAATTCCCTTCCAGGTCAAATGCAATCTTTGTGAATGTTTTGCCACCATCAACACTGTAGCCAAGACCACCACTAGAGAATTTCCACATCTTGGTATCATCACGTAGTGTCGGCGTATTCATGATAGACCAGCCACTAGGCTGCCCTTCTTCGTTGAAGTCAACTCTGTAGTACCCACCATTATGCCCTAGAATGTTCTCACTGTTTGTCTTAAGTGCATTTGTGAGTGTGTTGTACAATCGCTTTACAACCAGCTGCGTAGGCGAGTTTGATGCACTCATCACAATTTCACCGTTGGAACCTTTGCAAGTGATACTGTCCTTCATACCCGTCAGATTGATTGTGTGTTCGCTTAAAATAACATTGTGAAATATACCGTTGTTATCTTCTACTTTGATGATGTCACTTATCTGTAACGACGGATTCCCTCTCCATTCAACAGTTGATGGACTATAAGTAAAGCCATTCACTTTCTTGTATATTCCATCAAGAATTTCTTGTGTCATATACGGATTCTCAAATGATATGCCATAGCCGTTACCACTAATCAATCCATTGCAGGACACGCTTGTGATCTTCACATCATTGTCGGATGTTAACTTGAATCCACTCTGAAACTGATTATCCCATTTAACTTTAAAGCCACTGTCTTCAAACCAGTAGCCAATCAGTTTGTTGCTTTCATTCATGCGCCCATTCAATCCCATGAGTCCTAAGCAGTAGCCCATAAATGTTTTGCATGTAATGTTTTCCTGGTAGCCATCTAATGTAATGCTTGGGATATTGTCAATTGCAGATGTGATATTGCACTGTCTGCATATGTCTTGTATTGCTTCTTCTAATAACGCTGGATATTTAATGCCTGGCTCGTATTCTGCATTCATTCTATAGATGCTATCGTAGCCGCTGACAGTAACAATCTTACTGCCCATGCTGCTTTCTATCTCATCTATATAAAATGTTCCTTTATCAACAAACTCATATTCACCATTCACAAGCAGCCCACTTTGAATGCTGAATATTCCGTTTTTTAAAGGGATTGTATCATTGGGCATTTCGAACTCCACGACTGCCTTCGCACTGTTGAGTTCACCAATTGTGACTTTTTCATCAGAATTCGCTATCTCATTCAGTGAAACAGAAATAACTTTATCATCTTCCAATAAAGTATCTCCGTTGAATTTCACTCTTGCTTTAATGTTTCTAGAAGGTCCAACTATAACATCTTGATATTGTATGCTTGTGTTAATCATCATTGCCCCTCCTTCTGACTATTTCTCGATAAGGTTGAATGTTATACTATCCCATATCCATTCTTGACTTGCCCTATCATATTTGAATATCTGACAGTTTCTGTCGCCGACATAAGCTGTCATTGTTCGTTTTCCAAGTTCCGGATCTAGGTATGTGACAGTAACGAATTCATCCTTGACGGCTTGCAACAGGCGTTCCGCCTTTGACTGCGGAATAGCAGCAAAGGTCAAGATGACTTTTTTCTTAACCCCCGCTCTATCTCGTAGCATATCTCCGTTTTGATTTCTTCCGCTTCCGTCCTCCCTGTCAACATCACTTAGCTGTACTTCGTATTTGCTAGGGAAACATCCATAGCCGTTTATAACTAAAATATAATCCATGTTGTCTCCCTCCTTTTAGAATAGTAGTGGGCTATGTCCTGTCTGCTTGACCTTGCCATTGTGGTATTCGATGACAGACTCACCGATCGCTTTGCCGTTTAGAACGTTCTGTACTGTGATTCTTGTAGTACCACCACCGTTAGGATTATTTACGCCAACCATCGCACTTCTTACGGCACTTGCGATACCCTGTACAATCTGATCGTTATTCGCAACAGCAGTTCTACGTCCGATACGACCTACTAATTCCGGTCCGGCTTCTCGAGCAATGAACATCTGACCTGTGTCCGGGAAACCGCCTGTAGCATAAGAGAATAAGCCGATGTCAAATCCGAAATCACCAATTTTAAATCTCTTTTTATCTGTTTTAAGGTCTAATTTCATAGACTTAGAACTAGGAATCGTTTTCAAAAATGTAGCGAGAATACTAGATGCTGATGTTGTTTCAACTTTAAATTCCGCTTGGTGAGATTCAAACTGCTTTTTACTGCTTTTACTAGTCTTATCAACTTCGTTGCTGACTTTTGAACTGTCTTTACTGATCTTCTTGGCTAACTTATCAATATACTGTTGACCTTGCTCTGTACCGTTCTTTTGTGCGTCTTTTAATTCGCTTACATAACGTTTTCCGTCTTTGCTCTTTTTGTCAATTCCATACTTATCAAGCATAGCAAGTAAGGAATTGTGCTGTTCCTTCTTAACCGCCTTGATATCTTCTGACTGCTTCTTAAGGTTGTCATACTGCTTCTTTAACTCAGCCTTATCGGCTTGTGTTAATTCAGCACCTTTTGCTTTTGCAGTAGAAAGCATCTGCTCGTAAGTCTTGCCTTGACCGAATGCTTTCTGAGCCAAGTCGCTAAGCAACTGAACTCTCGCCTGTTTGCTTGCTTCCTGTTCTGTCTTACTTAAGGTCTGCCATACTTTTCCGTTTTCATCGCACTTGGCGTTAAGGTCATTGAGGCCGTTCGCTAAAGAACTGTACGTATATGTGCCATCTTTCGCTAACACTCCATATTGTTCGACAATAAATGCAGTAGAACTTTCAACAGTTCCATCAGCAGACTGTATTGCAGCGTTGTATTCGTTCAAGCCATCTGTGATGCTTGTGACTTTGTCTTTAGCACTGCCTACAGCTTTACCGTACTTTTCGGTTATTTCTAGCTGCTTTCGATATTCCTCAGTTAAAGAAGCACTTGGCTCCTGCCCACTCTCCCACGCTTTTTGGAGTTTTCCGAGGAGTTCTTCTTCTTTTTCTTTTGATTTATTGTACTTACTAGTTGCTTCAGTTAACTGTTCTTGGGCTTTGATTCTTTCTTTTTCTGCTTCAATGAATTTTTCACTGTACGCTTCGATAACTGCTTTTCGCTTAAGTGCTTCAATGTTTTCATTGATTTTTTGTTTTTCTTCATCCCAGTTAGAAATAACACCGTCGTGAATTTCGATATTCGTTCCTAATCGGTTGTTGAGTTCATTAACAAAGAATTGCGCCTGTTTTACAGTGCCTGTGATTTTGCCATTCGCATCTACGATACCATATAATCTGCTAGCGTAGTCCTGTGCAACAAGAGCATTTTGCTGACCTGCTTCTGCATTCTTTTTTGCTTCTGCATTGGCTTTTTTCCACTCTTGCGCTTGTTCCTTCAAGCCATCAGAAAGTCTCTTGGCTGATGATAACGCTCTTTCCTGTGCATCAGAATTATCCTTAACTCTGCTCGTAAATATCGCTAATGCAGCGACTGCGATAGTTATAGCACCAGCGACAGCCACTAATGGATTGGCCGCAAGGAACGCAAATGCACTACCCAATAAACCTGTTGCAGCTGTTGCTCCACCTTCTGTTACGGTTAATACGCCGAGTTTAGTGCCTAACGCAGTAACGGCGGTACTAACTCCACTAAGTATACCGTTAGCATCATTTAATCCTTTGAAGCCAGTGACTAATGTATCGAGTGCCTTATGTGACTTAATAAAATCCTGTACCAAAAGACCGAGTGCAGAGACTCCTTCTTCTTTGAAGAGTTCAAATACTACCTTCAACTTGCTTACGGTACTGTTTACATCGTTCAAGTCATTGATTACCTTGCCCCACTTCATAGAAGCGATAAGCGTTGCTACAGTAGTGGTTAATGCTGCTAATAATGTTTTTGACTGACCGATAGCCTTCAATGCTTTTCCTAATGCACTGATGCCAACCAAAATAGTGTTCCCTACTAATTTTCCTAGGGCAACAGTTAATTTTTCTAGGAAAGTGATAAACGGTCTTAAATTCTTAAGAGCCGCACTAACTCCCTTTAAGGCATCTGCTAAAGCACTAACTCCTGCGGGAATAACTTTTTCAATGCCCCATTTTGCTAATGGCAACAGTACATTCTTGAAAGCATCACTTAGATATTTTCCTACAATGTCTGAAAGTTCTTTAAAAGCCTTTGATAAACTATAAACACTCTTCAATGCAGGCTTGAAATCAAGGTAGAAAGCAAAATTACTCAACTGTTCACTAATGTCTTCAACAGAATGAAGTAAATTATTTGCAGCATCCCATAAATTCTGAATGATCTTTGTTCCTAGTCCGGCTTCATCCCACGCTTCTCTGAAACGCTTTGCTAGATATCCAACGAAGTCGCATAAGTTCTTAACGATTAGCAGAATTTCACTTACCGTCTTCTTGCCTGTGCCGTTCTGCCATACCTCTCCAAATGATCTGCCGATACTCTTTGTGAGTTCAGACAATTCATTTAAAGCAAACTTAAAGCTGTCCATGACACCTTTGCCATACTTGTTCCAACTATCAGTAACGGGCTTAAATAGTTCCTTTAATCTCTTTTCTATTTCGTCCGTATCTTTCTTTAAGCCTTTTAAGAAATCATATTGTGGCAAATCGATATCACCGATACCACCACCACCGACTCCACCGGATCCTCCTCCACCACCAGAGCCTCCACTATCGGAATCGTTCTTCGGATTGTTGAGGATATTCAGTTCATCGAATCCTAATGTCTGTAGTTCTTTCTTTAGGTCTTTTACTTTCTTGGTTGCTCCACCCACTGATGAGCCTGCGTTCTTAGCACTGTCTGCCATATCATCCATAGCACCAGAGCCTTTTTCTAAGCCGCTATAATCAATGGTTGGTAATTTAAATCCGAACAAGCCAGCCACAAAACTAGCAAACTTATTCAAAAGTTCAACTGCTACCTGTATATAAGGAATTACTGCCGTAGCAAATACACTCGCAATATTACCGACTGCACGTCTAAGTAGGTTAAACTGTTGTGCCAAGATACGTACGGCATTACTAGGCGTATTGATTGTACGTGCCATATCATTAAATACATCTACTTTGCTGGCGTTATTCATGATAGTGATGTATCTCATGATTGCCTGTGTGTTCTGATCCCAGGTACTTACGTTGCCTTGTAAGCCATATTTAAGACCTGTCTGTTTGACCATCGCAACAGACACGTTGTTACCATATTCCTTCAATCCTTTAATCTGTCCGGACATGGCACTCTGTATTTTATCGAAAGCAGTGCTTACATCTACGTTCATTAAAGAACTATAGTCATATGATAACTGTGTTAGGTTCTGCGACATTATCTGTGCTTTGTCACTTGCCACACCAAAGCCTTCAATCATCATATTAAGTGTACCCTGGTACTCCATCCATTTGCCTGGATCGATGCCCATAGCATCACTGACCTTTTGAGCAAATGCGCTGGCACTTTGTGCTGCACTGCCCATTGCAACGTTGAACAAGTTTAACTGTTCTATATATTCAGCACTTTCATTATAAAAGAAACCGAACGTCGAATTCAGTGATGAGAAAGTAGAATGTATTCCTCTTGCTCCGCTTACTAAAGAACTGATTGCCGAGAACAGTCCACCTGTATGAACCTTAGCACCTCTAGATTTAGAATTATAGGTATCTAAAGACTTGGATGCAGAGGCTACTGCACTCGGCATTTTATTAAACACATCAGACAACTGATTGCCGTTCTGTGCAAGTGGTGCCATGGCGTTTGAAATCTGATTCATCTGCCCGCTGAACTTGCCTAAGTCTGCCTGGTCTAATTTGCTGATGGTTTTAGATATATTTGATAAACTGTTCAAAGTTTTGCCAAGGCCACTATCGCCGATTTTTTCTAAAGGCTTTAATGCTTCAACGAGATTTCTTATTCCTTCAGAAAAAGCATCAACATTCTTGGTGTTTAAACCATTGACTACTTTGTCAAGTCTTGAAAGAGAGTTCAAAGTAGTTGCAATATTGCCGTCAATCTTAATACCTTGATTTAATCTTTGAAGTGCACCTGTCAACTTATCTATTGCGCTGACTGCTCCATCAACATCACTTTCGAACACTATCGATAATTTATCTATATCAGCCATATAGTCTCAAACCTCCTTCCTTAAAAAATAAGGCTCTCGGTTCGGCTCTAAACTTTATATAGATTAACGAAGTTTCGCATCCACGCTTCTGCCTGGACCTCTGCTTCTTTCTTTAGTTCTTCTTCTTGCTTTGCCCCATCAAATTCATAAGGCTTATTGGTATATTCTTTACACTGTTCCCCTTCCTTACGGCACCATGTATTGAACACAATAGCCGACACGGCATCATAGATATACATTCCATTTATCCAAGCCATCTGATTATCATAATCAAACTTCATTTTCTTGGCTTTCTGATAATAAACCGTAAGATATGGGTCACTACACCAATACTGTTCATAGGTCATCCCTAGTGCAAGATAATAGGGAAACCACTCATTCATTACTTTCCTATAATCGTTTGTGGACGCATCAGCATCACTTTCGCTTTCGCTTTCTATACTGTCCACTCGATTGCGTTTTTTTCTGGTTCTCCTAGGAATGCGATTGGTTCAGAGAACATTTCTACAAGCACTGCAAATAGATGCTCTTTATTGCCAAGATTCTTTAAAATCTTTTCTCTTGTATCGATATCTGTATCTTGATGATTCATTTCAAATGAATTAATGAATAATTCATAAATCGCATCAAGTGGGTTCTGAGCTGCTTTTTCAATTTCAAAGCCTTCTCCAACCATCTTACCGACAATTTCTCTTGTATAACCTAATTCATAATTCTTGCCTTCGTATGCAAACTTGATTGTTGTGCTATTTGATTTTTCCATACTTGCTTATCTCCTCTATAAATTATTAAAAAAAGGCGCCGATTAAAGCGCCTCT